GCAACTCCATTGAATACGAAGCATCTGGAGTCGGGCCAAGGATGTATGAGTTTTGATCAAAGATGGCGTAATGGGTCGGCATCCCTCCGGTAGTCGGGTTTGGGAAAGCCTCACGGATGTACTCAACGTCTTTATTTAACAGGAAATGCTGCACCCCATCCCCATCAATTACGGACAGGGAGAAGTTAGCCAGCCAATCAGTCGGGACGCTTAAGTACTTATTGCCGGATGTGCAGTTTCCCGTCACATTCTTGCGAAGGTCGGGGATCTGGACTGAGTTAAATACACGCTGTTCAGCCTGCTGGATGAACGTGTCAATCTGAGATTTAGTCAGAAAGTCAGTAGTCGTAGCAGTGGTAGTAGCGACTACCGTATCAGGAAAGTCGTTTTCGCAATAAGCCTGAATTGTCTGAAACAGCGTCTGGTAGTTCATTTAGCCCATCTTCTTGCTGTGACTGTTCCCACGGGTCGTGTTTTTAGTTCCACGAGTCCGCTGAGTCTGAGTATTAGGAATCGCGTTGGGATACCCAGTATTAGTGGGGGGCAACGGAGCCGGTTTTGGGTCACGGTACTTTTGCATGATTAGATCCCTGTCTTACGAACGCGCATCATGGGTGACTTCTGGTTGGCTACTTTAGCCAGATTTCGGCCCATTTTCTTCATGTCCAGATTAGTTTTACCACCTGCCCGATAGCCTTTACCCCCGTGCATTTTTTTCTCGTGGGCTTTGACTTCGGCCTTGGCGACCTTTTTCATTGCAGTCTTTTCCATCTTTTACTCCTAAGTAATGGTTACAGTTACTGTCCCTACTTCCCCGTTAGCCACTAGGTTATTGGGTAACCCGGATAACTGCAAGGGATCGTTCAAACCAACGGGATTCCACCCCCACTGGATCTGTCTGCTTCCGCCGGAGGGTGTACCAAAGGCGTCCACATCCTCGTTTGGCAGATTTAAAGTCTCGGTCTGAATACCTGTCAAACCGGCCTGAATGTATGAATTGTCCCGGCGTGGATTTCTCAAAGCCTGCGGGTCGTAGACCGGATACATACCTAACTGCAACTGGGGTTGGTCCGGCTCCCAGCAGGTATGGCAAACCAGAAGGTTGATGTTCTTGGTCTTGATGACCAGTTTTTTCAACTCTTTTAGTTTGTATCGAAATCCGCATCTGTCGCATTCCGCTATCGCCCACTTGCCAGAGGCAAACTTTGGACCAGCCATCGCTCACCTCAATAAAAGTACTGCCTTGGGGCCAGACGCAAGGAAGCCTTCTCACGGTCTTCACTTGAGCCCAGCAGCCATTGTTCTTCGTATGCGGCCTTCAACATATCAATCCTACCCTCAGCCCCGGGTATCTTTAGGGACAGGTAATAGGCCAATCCTGCGGCCATACAGGGCAGCATACGAAAGGGGATGTCCTCGGTGTTAATACCATTTCCGGCGTCTTGAATTCGCCGTAGACGCCAATAAACAAAAGAATAGTAGTTAGACTGGTCTGGAGACGGCCAGACGTTGATGTTTGGTAGGTTCCTAATTGTCACTATTGCGCCGCTAGAGTGCCCGGCAGGGGTGCTGCCATCTACTCCACGGACACAGTTTTGTAGGGTATTCCCTGATATTTCGTTGTATCCGATGGTCTCGTTACCCAGTTTGATGAACCCGATGTAGTTCATGTTTTCCACAGAACTTAGGGTAATTGTGTTGGCAGACGAGTTAATAGTCGTTGTCAGGGTTTTGCCAGTAACGTTTTCTCCACCACTTTGCCTGTCTATCCAAACCTGTATGGGACGACCTTGCGCATTCTTGTTGGGGATCGTGGCATACGTGCTGCTTGAGATCCGGTTGATATTGATGTCCGTCTGATCAATACCGGTCTGAGTTCGAACCACCATATCCATCAGGTCAATCGTATCGTTCTGCAAGGCATAAGTAATCTGACCCTGATTAAGCGGGATAGAGCCCTGCTCGATAGTCCAGAGGTTAATCCCTCGGTTGGCCCATTCAATAGTCAAAAGGTTCATGCTACGGCGAGCCGTACGCATGTCGTATCCAGTACGCAACTCCTGGCCGCAACGCTCAAAGGCTTCCTCAACGATATTGTTGAGGTCCAGATTAAAGGCGGTAGTACCTGTGGTAGCCATTACGTTACTTTCCTGTGTCCTGCGGTTTTAGCAGCGATGCCCTTTGGTTGGGCGACAAACTGCTTTCCTTTGGCTTTTCCGGCTCGCTTGGCTCTAGTAGTGGCGGCATACTCTTGCGACGATAACGCTGAGATGGCGGCGGAAGGGAGGTATCTTTCCCCCGTAGCCTTCGGTCCCTGCGTAGAAGGTTTGCCACTCTTAGTCCGCCATTTCTGGTCGGTCCACGCTTTCAGACTTCGCTGCGGCTTTTTCAAGTTCGACATACCGTTCTCTTTGCCTAATCTGCCTATAGTCGTCTGACGCTACCAAAATCCACCGAAATACATTGCCATCTGTTTTAGCATCGTATGTCGGAAACCTAATCCCGGTACCCACCGCCCGCTTTCTTATACTGCATAGCCAGCATTTGGGCTTTCCGAGCCGACCACTGGCCCGGAGCCCCACCCTTACCGCCAGCCTTAATACGCTCAAACAAAGACTTTCTCATGCCGGGTTTAGTGTAATTACCAGCCTCGTTCACCTTAGACTCACCGCCCTTGGCATACATCTTGACCTTATTCGGATCATCCTTGCGGGTGATCGTCTTAGCCTTTGGCATCTTTGATGGGTTAATGATGCCCATCCCCCGGCTCGGTCTCATCAGCAGTACCCGCCGCCCTTCATAGTCACAGCCTTACCTTTGGTCTTGCCTTTTTTAGCAATACCGTCAGCCTGTTTGTGACCAGCAGCCAAACCACCACCAGCCATCTTCTTGACCTTACCACCATATTTCATGCCTTTGGCTTCAGCCATCTCATGCTTGATCATGGACTTGGGAGCGCCTTTTTTCTTCATAAAGGACACTTCTTTTTTCATCATTGCTTTGGACTCTTTCACGGTACCACCTTCCTTTTTAGTAAATTCACGTCCCACAGACTGGGGAACCCCCACCTTCTTTGCAAACTTTGGGTTGTTAGCCACCGCTTGCATAAACTTTTCTTGCTTGGCTGATACAGCAGGCATCAGACCATCTTCCCACGGGTTTTACCCTTAACGGCACAGCCGTCTGCCCGTTTGGAGGCGGAACTCACCGTACCACCTTTCTTCATACCAACCAAAGACCGCAAACCGCGTTTAACATTTTCAGCCGCTCCCCTATAGGCCCCTTGCATCTTTTCTCCTGCAGCGGCTTGTTTTTCAGCAAAAGTTCTAGACTTGGGAGTTTCTGATTTTGATGCAGACTTTGGAGCGGCCAAATCTGTGGTGTATTTTTTACCCATGTACTCAAACGTCTTGTCACCAGACTTACGAGCCTCAGCAAAAGCCTCTTTGAAGGAAGCCATTTTTGCGGGTTCGGCTTTAGCAGCCTCAGCAGCCTCACGCAAGGGTTTAGCAATCTTTTCGCCTTCGTACTCTACTGCCTCTCGGTCAGCCGCAAGACGTAAATTTTTAGCGTCATCAGACGAATCGTAATCTGACTCGACAGTTTTACCAACGGCATAACGTTTAACCCGTTTCATTTCTTACCCCTTTTGAATAAGCCCATCAATTTTGTTTTCAAGGCGGTTAAACCTTGCATCAATGTGTTCCACCAACTTTGTAATTTCTGCTTGAGTGACGTTATCACGAGCCACCTCCTCACGAGTCTTGTTAAGAAGGATGTTGAGCCTGCTGATTTCTGAAGCCTTTTCATGGCCCATATAGGCAAGAATGCCTATCAGCGTAGTCAACACCATATTCCAAAGCATCATTTCCATCAGACCATCTTCCCTCGGGTCTTGCCACGAATCTCACAACCACCCCCACGAACAGAGCCACCTTCTTTACAGTTCCATGCACGAAGGCTCTTGTTGATGCGAGAGTTTGGATCGTTGGCCGTTTTGGCTGACGTTAATTTCTTTTTCATACCCTTCATCCGGGCACAAAATGAATCTCTACGAGACCCACCTTCAGGCTGTGGGCGCTTTAGTCCGGGTTTGCCGGGGTTAGCAGCGTTGTAAGAAGCACGTCCCTTAGCGTTCAAACCACCGCTTGGGTTCTTGCCTTCTTTACGTTGCCATGCCGGAGTCTTAGCCATTTGCAACCTTATCTTGGACCATGCGGGGGTAGAAGGCTTCCCTACCAAAGTCGCCTGCGTACTCTATGGTTCCCATGTGGCCCAGTTTAATGGTGGGATCTACCCAGACCTCATACCCAATCTCGCGGGCGCGGTCACAGAATAGATAGTCTTCACCAACGTAAGAATTATCCTTGACCATGAAGTCAAAGACCGCCGATAAAGTGCGCTCAGTCTTATCGTCCCAGTAGGACCACTGAGGATTGTTAGCCACCAGATCCTCTAGCACTTTGCGCTTGATCATCATAAAAGCCGTGGCAACCCGCTTGGCTCGTACCAGCCCCATGTTGTTCATAATGACTTTACCGTCATCTTCATCAAGGGTAACTATGTAGGTCTTCTCAACCTTACGAGCACAAGGAATGCCAGCAGCAATCCCAATGTTAGGTTCGGATACCCAAGCCAAAAGCCGGAAAATGTCTTGCGGCTCAAAGTTGATGTCCGCATCAATAAACATTAGTTCCGTTGCGTCAGACTCCAAGAAGTCTGCAACTAAAAGATTACGTGCCCGTGATACCACGGAACACCCACAAATACTTCCTACAGCAGCCTGAATACCATGAGGCGGTGCATCTTGCGCGAACCGCATCAAAGAAATAGCCTGTTTGAGTGAAACTTTGTGGTCGTAAGCAGGTATGCCGAAGAAGATCTTCTTGCCTGCCAACGTGTAACCTTTTTCATTTTGCATGGATCACCCGTAGTAGACGGTTAATGGGACACTATTTTCTAGGAAAACACGTACCCCATTTTGAGCCAAGATACCTTCGCCGGGGATAATATTAAATACGTCGTTGCCGGTTGAAACCGTGCTAATCACAAGCACATCGTTATAAACAGTTGCAACACCAGAAGCATCTCCTGTATTGGCAACCGCTACCGTAAACGTATTTGCATCTACTACCGTCGCAACTTGGTAAAAGTCATCAGTGGGGTTTGTTCCACCAGACCAATCAATAAATGCCCAGTCGCCAACAATCAAACCGTGTCTAGCCGCTGTAACCGTTGCAACAGTAGTTGACCGAGCGTATGTACCCGCGATTGCAAAATTGTCGTATAGCCCAACTGTTCCAGCACTCGATGTTGCAGCGCCAAACTGAAACGCTTTTACACGAGTTCGGAATGGTAGGACTAAGCCCGACGCAATCGCATATTGCGATTTAACGTCATATTGCATACCCATATCATTTCTCCGTTTCCTGTTCGGGGAGATCAAGGCGATCTATCAACGCCGTCATCGTGTCAATCGCCGCTTGGGAAGCAACGGCCACATCATGTGCGTGGTTCCGTTGCTCTTCCATTTTCTTGATCTCCGATTGCAAAAACTCTTTCGTTATCTGCATTAGGCTTCAATTGCATACAAGAAGTACGCAGTACCAGCCGAATCAACGAAACGGATTTTTTGGGTAGCGGTAGTAGACGTACCACCAATCGGGGCAACCATAGCATCTGGCAGGTTAAACAGATTGGTAATTGTTCCTGCACCACTGTTAGTTACACGGATAAACGAAGCATTTCCGGGCAATGTTGCGCCAGCACCAAGGTCAGAATCAACTTGCAGGGCGGCAACCGTGCCACCAACCGTTACGCTGGCTGCGGCACCAAGGGTAACCCGCAGGCCGTTAGCGGCACCAGAGATCGAGCCACCGGTATTAACCGACAGGGAAATATGTCCGCCGTTTACAGTTCCGCCGGTAGCGGCATTAGCGCCGGTAACACGGGTCAGCCAGCGGCCAGTCTCACCTGAGCCAGTGGAAGTAAACGTCAGACGGGAATAGTTCAGACGTACATCGCCAGTCGTATTTGAGGCGGTTACGTAGGAAGAAGATACGTTGGAAGCAGTAGTAACAACGATGGGGTCAGAAGCCGTGCCGCCAATAAAACCGTTATTTGACGCGACTGGGCCCGAAAAAGTGGTCAGTGCCATGATGAACCTTTCGTGTAGTAGCACATCGCCATACCGTCTCTACTAAGTCTGCTAGGTCAGTCGGTAAGGCTAAAAATCCTAGTACCTTGAGAATACAACAAAAGGGGGGTTTTGCAACCCCCCTCCCTTACAGCACCTTATCAGGGCGAGCCTGCGGAGCCGAACACGCCAAGCGGATCCGACCAACCGAAGGAATAACGCTCACGGGCCTTGTAACGGACGTTGCCAGTGTCGAAGTCGCCGTCCATTGATGTTGCCATCGGGGTACGAACGAAATGCTTCAGACCATTGGGAACATCAGTCGTCAGGAACCAAGCATCCGGATCGGTCAAGAAGTGGTTAACGG